CATATGTGATCATGGGTTACCTGTCCCTCTTTCATCGCCCAAATCAGCACTAATTAAAACGTTACCCATTTCATAGTTGCCATTAAATGTATTACTTTCAAACTTAAGACGCATTTCACGTCTTTGTTCACGCATATCAATTTTAAGTGTTGTTGGTGAAAATGTATACGGATCTGAAATAACATCAACATCATCAGCATATGATGGACCAGTAATATATACATTCATGTCACCATGTTGCACAAAGTCAGGTTCAATTCTTTCAACTCTAATCCATTTGTTATCACCGGCTAACTGTGGATTACCAGGACCACCAGTAACCCATCCAATATTGTTTGTTTCAAATGTACTTTGTACTGCATTTACAGATGTTAAATAAGTACTGTCAGTGCCACGTTCTTGCTGCCATATTGTGTATTTGTTTTGAGTATTAGGTTCCCATCCTGCCCAAATAGGGAAATGAAACACTTCTGAAAATACACCAGCTGAACGTCTAGCACCTAATGCTTCACCTGCATCGTACCAAACTTTTTCTCTTACGTTGTATATGATAGCATCAGTGCATTCTGTTGCATCACCTCTTGGATAAAACCACCATATTTCACCCCAACGTGGTATTTTAGTTGCCCATACTTTTTGTCGTTGTGCATAATTAACATTGTCAAAAAAGTAATTCATATTGAATGGGTTATCAATCTCTTGTACAACACCGTTATACATAAGAAAACGATCCACACCACACCAATAATAAATACCATCATATTCAATCACAGAACTAGATGACAAAATAGATGATTGACTACTTACAATATCATAACGCCAATAAACAGTACTTGTGCCTACTGCTTGTGGTGCATAACTAACACGAATTAATGAATCTAAAGACCAAAATAAACCTGCAGGTGATGTTGTACCACCACGAACAGGTAAACCTTTAACAACTTTTGTGCCTGTTGGATTTGCCGCATTAGCATCAGCAGCTACCCAATTCTGAAAATTACCTGCAGATGAATTTTGAATTAATCCATTATTGCCATATACAAATAAGTATGGATAAACCATACAACAACCACCTGACACAGATATATTATTGTTAAATGTAACAGTAATACTTGTACCTGTGGCCATACTAGCTGATGTAGTCACTGTAGTTATGCCGGATGCTACAACAACTGCTGTAACTTTAGTGCCTGCCGTAATTCCTGTGCCTGATATTGTTTGACCAACACCAATTAAATAATTATTTCCTGTGATTGTAATTGTTGTACCAGATAAATTACCAACTGCAGTAAATACACCAACTTGTGATAGATCACCATATGGGAATGTGCCACTTAACACAGGTGTGTTTGTTTGTGAGTCAATATGTGATAAATTTTGACCGGGATGGCCAATAATAGTAAATGAACCTGACCCATATGCATCAAATGCTATATCCCATTGCCATAAATTATTAGCATTTGCAGTAAAGTTATTTAAATTAACATTAGTAGGGCCAGCACCGGTTGCATCATCATCATCTGTTTGCCACGCAGATACATAGCTTTTTGATCCTGAATAGACATAGTTAATACTACTTTGTGATTGCATCAGCATCCCTCTGGATACCTCTGGTGCATTCAAAAACATAGCATTGTAACCACCCATTTTTCTAGGTCTACCACGTTGAAACCTTACCCACATTCCAGCAACAAAACATGGTGCATCAAAAACAGTACCATCCCTTTGGACACCTGGTTTAATCAATAATGATATGACTTTTTTAGTCATTAAAATGTGCCTCCAGATATGCCATTTAGTACTGTCAAACCGCTTGAGCTAAAGTATGCAGCTTGTGCATTACTTACAACAATTCCAAGCTGGCCGGATGCAGGTAAATACAAACCTGTGTTTAAGTCGCCAGTAAACTTCAATGAAGGAACCGATGTAGAGCCATTTCCAAGAGTCAATGATGTAATACTACTTGATGATCCTGATGCGGCATTGTAAACATTGGTACCATCACAAACAAGAATCAATGTTCCACCTTGTGGCACAGAAACAGTAGCACCACCTGCTATGGATGTTTTGACCGTTAATGTATATGCACCAGTGGTGTTATTAACAAATGAATACAACTGAACCGTGGAAGGCACAACAATAATTTGATTTGATGCTAATGCGCCTGAATACTCTTGAATTGTATTTGAGGCCTGTGCTGATGTTAATGTAATTGTGCCACCAGTCACAGCTAATGCATATTGTGTGTATGCAAATTGATTAGACCTACCATAACCAAAAGTGTTCCAACCTGTGCCTGTTGATACCAGCACTAATGACTCTGTTAATTGTAATTGCTGGTTAGCATTCCCATTAATAGTATCTGTACCAACTGGTGTTAGTGTAAGAATACCTGTGCCATAGTTACCAATGTTAACAAACCAATTAGCACCAACTGTTGCTGATGATGGTAGTGTAATTGTGCCTACACCACCTGACCATATTGCAAATGCTGCTTGACTATTGGCTGATAATGTGGTATTAGTAAAATAACTAGTAACTGGATATGTTTGATTTAATGTATTTGCAATAGCATTAAGACCATAACCGGCTAATGTTCCTGCATTAGCTGCTGATGTTCCTGTGCCAAATGTAAATGCATTCCAAGTTCCATCCGTTGTTGAGTTATTAGTTAAATAAATATATTGAACTGCACCACTTGCAACATTACAAATTGTTGTTGCACCACTATTAGTTTTAATTGCAACTGGATTTGATCCAATATTATTAATTAAAATATCTTGACCAGTGGATACTTGATATGCAGGTGGCATTAACAATGCCAACCCTGTAGTGGTTGCCGATACATTAATAATAGATGCTGCAGTAGGAACATCCCCACCTAATCCATTAATTGACCATGACAATGAAGTATTTGCCGATATAGATAATGATTCAAACCCAACCGATGAAGGCTGAATTGTCTGCCCGGTAAATGGATTGTTATATGTTGTCATGATTAAGAATCCTGTGCAATGGTTTGACGATCACCTAAACGAAGTAAGTCTTCTGCTTTTAGTGAATCCATGGCTTCTCTATACTTCTCCTGAAATATTTGCCGTTGATCGTTTTTAAGGAATGGCATGGCTTGAAGCAACGTGCCATATAACATAGCATTAGGTGCATTTTGTGTGAGCCAATTGGTTTGATTATCGGAAGCTAATGGCTGTATTCTTTCATAATACAACACTTCAAATGTGTATGCTTGATCAGGTGTTGGTGCAACTAACCAATGCTGATAGTCGTAATCGGCATAATAGACTGGTGTTGCTTGTGTCGTTGAACTGGAAGCATATGTTCGTAAATACTCATACTTCCTAAGAAATATTGGTGCAATTACACCATTGTTTGTCAAATTAATTGATACTGTTTTACGCCATCTTGCAGGTTTAGGTATGACAGGATTTCCTGCAACCATAACAGACTCAACTACTTGTTGTTGACCTAATGTCTTAACCTGCTGGGCTATTTCAAATTCGCATAAAGTAATAAATGTAGGAACTTGTGCAACAGTGGCTGCATCATTCCGCTCTAAATACTGTAGGACTGTTGATGTTAAATTATCATACGTAAGAGCAAACGAAGCGGTCATAATTATCCCTAGTTGCTAATGCGTACAATTATAACATTACGCGTATTTTCTCGTACCTGTTTTGTCAATGATAAGTGCTTGTCTGCGAGGTTTATCATTTGGGTTTGAAGGTATAGATATATGTGTCCATCTGTCAAATTCTCGAATCACTTGATCGTATGGCAATTCACTGGCAATAACAGCTCTAACTACTTCATCAGGAATAAGCCCAGGCACACGAATATCAGCTGCACAACCGATGCGATGCTGACTAGTATCTTTACTTCCAACTGCATCATTTACGGCTTTTGACCGAAACGCTGAGTTAACCATGATTGGACTGCCATCAAGAAGTTCTTTAATTTGCTCCAAGAATTCTGCAAGACGCATGAGATTTGCTTTTTCAGATTCGTTAGGTTCATTTGAAAACTCCCTATGATCGGTAATTGTTAACTCTTCAAGAGTAAAGTGTTTAGTTAAAATAGTCATTTTGTTGGGCTTGATTGATGGAGCATAGTATCTTTAGCTTGTGATCCTGAAGATGAACCAAAATAGAATGAAAGGACGAGCATTAAAGCGCCATCTAAAGTACCTAATACACGTGCAATTAATTCCCGCATAGTTGGCTCAATTACATGAGTTAACAAGAAAAACTGTACTGCTGCCCAAGCCAACACAATCATAATGGATAATGCAGGAGGTATAAAACTACCTGTGGTCATTTGCATTTGACGTGCGCTTGCACGGTCAGCTACTGCTAATTTTTCAAAGTCAAGACCCATCTCTTGGGCTCTGGCTTTAAGACCTAACTCAGCTTGTTGTAATGCTGCAATTTGATCAGCACTCATCTTGCCTG